TCATAAGGCAGAGGATAAACCCCCCACCAGTAACTTATAACATTAAGCTGTGCTTTCTTGGATGTCCAATAAGATACTTCAGCATCATCAGTGCCTAACACTAGTTCTCCTCGACCTTTATACTGATAAACATAGCTTGGTGTTACGCTCGTACTGTCAATAGCAACACTCTCTAAAATTTGCAAAGGGTATTTATTTAAAAACAAAGATGTCGTGTCATCGCCATCGTATGTCTCACTTGACTTATGGCAGTCTTTGCCAGTGTGTATTAATCTGTATAAGCTTGTTGCATCAGGGTTAGTTGTCCAGTCACTATCTAATGTCAACTTTGTAACAGTATTGTCTATTATCTTTCTCATCTGACCGATTCCTGTGCCACCATAAATCCAGCAGTAGTCATTGATATACGCGTCTGCAACCCATGTCTTTGTGGCATCATCAAGCTCGTCATCACCGCCACCGGCGTCAGCCGTCCCACTGTCTTCAACAGCCCAATAAGTAGTGTTGGTCAGCCTGTCAACTATCTCTTCTGACTCGAGTATGAACTCTGTTACATTAGCTGCGGCAATCTCGGTTGCCGTGATTCCTGCTACACGAAATACATCAGTTGTAGAAGCATAAATTTTAATTGCCTCCTACTTATATTTTTTCTTCTTTATCTTGCCAAGCACCTTGCCCGCAAGTGAAGCATCCTTCTCGTCAACGACTCCATCTCTGTTGATGTCTAAATTAATAGCATCAGGTTCATTTTCTGCTTTATCTATCTTCAAAAATGCCTTTCCATCCTTATCCATTTCAATATGACCTATCGGGTCTTCATGTCCTGTCATTTTCAATTCCTCCGTTTATTTTAATTGAAAAAATAAAAAAATGTCTTCGCCTATACGAAGACTCCTAAGTCTGCTCTGCCTGTAAGCTCAACAAATCTGCATGCATTAGTATTTGCACTCTGAAGTGTAACAGTGGCCACGCCTGTTGATACTGAGCAAGTGGCAATATCTGTCACTATGACGTTTCCAGATGTTGTGTGAACCCAGCTTCGTATAGTCAATAATCCTGTAGGACTAATACCATAGTCAGCAAGTGTCGCAGTAAAAGTATCATTTTCGTCAGTAGTATTCGGTGTTAAAAAACATACTGTTTTCAATCCCGCATTAGGCACTTGCTCCCAATTCTTCAGGATACTAGTTGCTGCCATTTTAGACAAACACTCCTAAGTCTGCCCTACCGATAACTTGTATTACTCTCATGTCGTCATTAGTTCCTGCAGCTATTGTCACAGTCAACACACCACCCGATACTGCGCATGTGTTAAGTTCGGTCGTTATTATACTGCCGTCTGTTGTGTGAACCCAACTTTCAACTGCCAATAAACCAGTTGTGCTAATACCATAGTCAGCAAGTGTAATTGCTAATGTGTTTGTCGCATCAGCAGTATTTGGTGTAATGAACAATACAGTCTTCAATCCTGAATTAGGCACCACTTCCCATGATTTTAATATGCTTGTTGCTACCATTTTGTTTTTTCCTCCTTAACTATATACTATCAATGCGCTAGCCACTCCGGTTGACGCACTTGTCAATGTTATTACATTGGTCGATATCGTTGGTATTCCTAACAATCCATCACTGTCATCTATTGGTATACACAGATGCACTGTTGTAGCATTTGTTACAGTCCAGGTATCATTTTGTGCAGCCTTTGCCGCACTATCAATGAAACCCAACTTTTTGCCAGCATTTGAAGCCCCGCCCAATGGCATCACTTCTTCTGCCACTACGTTTGTGTTAGTTGCCATCTAGCTCACCCTGATATTGCTGTTACTGAAGCGCAAAATGCTGTGTTCTTTATAATGAGTGCTTCGTATATCTTCAATGCGAACTTCTCACTGTCGTTAGTCTTTGCAAGCTCGAAGTATGTAAGGTCTTGCAATACCCTCATCTCAACAACGCTCATATCCAGGAAGTAAATTGCCTTGCTTCCAGAAGTATTGCTAAGATACATGCTTGGTATAACTGGAACAGCACCGACCATCGTGTGCAACACTATCGTTGTGAATCCCCAGAATACTTGAGCTTCTGCTTTCAGATAACCAATCTTCTGAGTTAATAATCCAAGCATATCCTCATATACTCCACTTGAACAAACTGCAAGGTTTGGCCTTCCACCATCATCAAACGCATATCTTACAGCTTTCTGAAGGTCATCCAAGCTCAATGCAGTTGTGCCTTTTGCCACTGTATTCGTAGTTGACATCAATGTCACAATACCTGAATATTGAGTTGCATCTGTAGAAGCACTTCCATTTACAATCAAGCTTTCTTGCAGCTCCCTCATCTCTCTCGTCTTGACAAGAACTTCCATCTGCTTAGCATTTGGTGCACCCTGGTCACTGAATGGACCTGTTGCTCCACTACCAGGCATCATTCCCGCCAACACATAACTTGGTTGTGCTGCAATGCTTGGGCCTGTTATTCTTCCAACTGCATATAAGAATTTGATTGCTGTGCTTGCCCTGTCGTATGTAGTGTCTGTCTCTGACAATGCTCCGTCTTCAACTGCTGTTATCCCACCACCCTTGGCAGTTATCTTGTTGTAATCAGCATACATTCCTTGGTTTGTGACTCTTGGAATCAACTCAACTATGGGAGTGTATTTTCTTGTAACGTCGATAACTCTTGGGTCTACGAACACAGGTATCATTGCATATCCTGCAGTTCCTACACCGCCTGATGTCACTGTGTGTGCTTTCAATCCTATTGCAAAAGCACCATTGATATTCTCTCTCATATCTAACTTTGCTCCACTTTTTAGACCATATGGGTCTTGGAAGCATGTCTTGTTAGGAAGGCTGCCAAAGCTCTGTGCGTAGGCACTACCTGCTGCAAAACCGCCACCTATACTTTTGGTTTCTGTCATTTTCCTTTCCTCCATTATTTAATCATATCCATTGGTTTAGCTTTGAGTAGTAAATCATTATTGTCCGGCTGCTCTGAAACAAGACTTTTCATCTTTGGCTTGTTCAGAAGTGCCTTAATCTCTGCCACTTCCTTCTGCAAGGCCTTAAATCCGACCAGCTTTTTCTTCAATGACTTAATCTCGTCCAACGGGTTCACTTCTTTCTTGTCGTCTTTCTTCTCTTCGTCTTTCTTTTCTTCTGCATCATCCTCAGCTTCTTCGTCCTTCTTCTCTTCCTCTTCGTCCTTCTTCTCTTCTGAGTCCTTGTCTTCTTCTTCCTTCTTATCTTCTTTTGAGTCCTCAACTTCTTCTTCCTTCTTCTCTTCTGCATCATCCTCAGCTTCTTCGTCCTTTTTATCTTCTTCCATATTATTTCCCTCCATGCTTTTCATAAAACTACTAGTCATAGTAGCTCCCGTATTAATCGGATTACCTGTTATCGCTACATTCAAAATATCCAACGATTTTAATAAAGTTACAGTAATGCCGTCAACTATATCTTTTGCGAATTCCTTGGTGTCATAAGCGATGCTAAAAGCGTCCAAGAATCCGTCTTTTATTGACTTCCAAACCTCATTAAACTTGCTGTGCGCCTTGTTGAGAACTGCCTTAATCCATATCTTCGTCTTGCCTTCAGACTTGACAAGCTGAGCATCAATAATCTTCCCAATAGGTATATCCGGCTCGCCGACAAAAGTCGAATGCTCGACGTCAAGCTTCACATTCCCGCTTTTTACCTGCGCGACCATATCTAGCATTGCCTCCTCGGTTACTATCTCTTTCGCTCTATCAAGCTCATCAGTAGATATAAAACCTGTGACATAATGTTCCTTGCCAGCTTTGCATCCAGTCTCTGACCATTCAATAGAATTTGTCAAGAACTTGAATGACTTGCCATCAAGCTTCTTCTTCTTTTTCTTCTCGTCCTCTTCCTTCTTTTTATCTGTCCTGCACGGCATTTTTCCAACCTCTATGTTTTTTTATACATTTTAATCTTTTTAATAGTTTTTATTTTTATATCAAATATATCCCATTTTTTTCATTAATTTTGTATCTATTGCAGATTTTTTACTATGGCAACTTCCACATAACATTTGTAAATTTTCTAAATTATGTCCTTTACAAATTCTGTAAGGGACTATATGGTCACAATAAAGATTTTTCGCACTTTGAGATATTTTACATTTAACACATTTATAATTATCACGTTCCAAACATAATTTTCTTAATTTAATAAACTCTCTTTCTGCATACCATTTTTTAGTTGGAAACATTTTATTCCATGGAATTTTACCAAACATTGGATTTTTAGAACCTTGTTTAGATTCTGAATTTTTTCTTCTAGCTTCAATAGTTCTAGCTGGACTTCTTTCTGTTAAATAAGTATTATCTCTTGTATATTGGCCTTTTTCTCTAAGAGTTTTATTTGCATTTCTAGTTATTGTATTTTTGTTTCTTATACCAACTTTATATTCATATTTAAGTTGACAACTAGCATTACACACTTTATTATTTACTGGTTTTCCACAATATAAACATTTATTCATTTTTGTATAAAAAGGAGAGTTGACCTACAAAATGGATGAGCAGGGGGCGCATCGAACTCCTGGTCTTGGTATTTAAACTTCTTGTCCATTGGTTTTTCCTTGTTATTCAACGCTTCACATACTGCACTTGTCCTATTATCTAAATGTGCACTCCATTTTTTGACCAAGCTTAAACCGCTCTGTCTTGCTCCATCAAGATGTCCCATGTTCTCAGCCCTGTTCGTCTCTGTTCGAGCAATTGCCCTTGCCCTGTCCTCTCCTACTTCCATAACCGTCTTGACTCTTTCTTGCAATTTGCTTATGCTCTCAAGATTCATCAGCCCTCTACTAAGCTCTTTCCTTAAATTATTAGCTATGTCTTCAGTCATGTCCTTGATGTTATCAAAAGCGTAACTCTCTAAAAACGTGAGCTTCTTGGTATCCTTGAAAAAATTCATCTGAAACTGGACTTCAGATTGTTCTATGCCTTTGTTATAATTCTCATCCAACGTCTTCTTCAATTTCTCAGGCACTAAGTTTAAGTTTAATACCTCTATGAACTTATTGATTATGTCATCAATAATCGCTTTTACTTTCACTTTATTATTCATTTTAACATAGCAATAGCTTGCGAAGGTGAATATCCCATTGAAACCATTGCATTACCAATTTCATTATAGCTTACTTTTCTATTACCATATCGTTCTTCAATTTCTGAAAATATTTTAACTATTTTTTTAGGAGAAACATTGTTCTCTGTTAATTTCTTATTTAAACTATCCCTTGTATATTCTCGTTTATTAGCTGAACGAATTGGTGTGGTATGCCCTCTTCGTCCACTTCCAGGACCACCCTTTAACAAAACATTCTGCTCTTCTATAATATCTAACGGTTTCATTTTTATCTCACCTTATCCAGCTGTCCCTTCTTATACTGCTCCAAGGCAGCTTTAATCTCCTTGCCTCTTTCTCTTATCGCTGTTACTAGCTCCTCTTCCAGCTCTGACTCGTATTTATCAGCTTTGACTTCCGGCTTTTTCTCCTCCTTCTTAAACGGCTCCTTACCCTCATTAAAACTCTGATTGAACTGTGTTCCCTGTGCCTGTGCCTTTTCAAGCTCCTTAGCATCGTTCTCCTCTTTGTATTCCTTGACCTTATCGAACTCTATGCCCTCCTCCTCTGCAATCATCTCGGGCGTCTTGATGCCCATGTCAAGCTGTTGCTTGTATAAATTGTGTTGTTTTATATCTTCATCTAGGTCATAATCATTCCACTTAAACTCAAAGCTCTCAAAAGCAATTTCACCCCACTCAGGTATAATCTCCATGTTGATATGATATTTTATGACCTCGAGCACCGGCTTGATTGCCTTTCTTTTATACACCTGGAACTGAGTCTGACTTACAGCCTTGTTCGAGCTCTCAGTGAAGCCCATCTCGTCAGGCGTTATCCCGAAGCACATCCACACTATCTTCGTGAACCACTCCTGCTGCTCCAGAATCTGCATCACTTTCGGGTCGAGCTGGAAAGGCGTGAACTTCGACTCTTTGCTGACTATTGGTATCTTGAACGCTATTTTTCGCCAGAAGCCGGTCGCCTTATCCTCAACCCTTGTCACCTTGTCCATGCGCTTCCTGAATGCCGTTATCTGCTCTTGGTTAGCATCAATTAATGTTATAATGCCCTCTGGCATGTTGTTGTTCATGTAAAAGTCAAGATTGTAATTGGCGCCGTAAACCAGCGTCATTATGATATCAGCAAGTATCTGCACAGGGCTAAGACCATAAATATTATTCGACTGCGGATTCTGCATCATGTAAATTATCTCTCTCTTACCAAAAGGGACAGGCAATGATGCTGCTGTCCATCCGTATTGGAAATAAGCCGCTGTTTCTTTGTGAGCCAGTTCATACTGTTTGAGCATCTGCGGATACATAGGATTCTCAGGAGTCACCAGATAGTTGATAGCAATCGGCTCGATAAAGTCTTCCTTGTCGCCCAAGTAGCCATATATGTCAGGATTCTTTAGAAAGCTTCCACCATCTCTGGCGAACAGCTGGCAGAACTCCTGCTTGCGATTGAATACCTTGACCCAGACCCCGCTGTCAACTTCAAGGATGTCCTTTGTTATAGCCCTCAGCAAGTGGTTGAAGCTCTCCTTATTGCCATTAGGATTGCTGAAGAACTTGAGCATCTCCTTCTGCATCTTTTCCAGCTCAGGTGTCATCTCTACATCTTCTTTCAAATTGATATCATAGCTAGTGCTCGCGACCTCATCGCACAACGTCTTCACGACGCTGAATATGTAAGGGTTCTTGGCAAGCTGCCTTATGAGCGGTATGTTCTCCTTGCGAGGGTATCCGAATGGCGGCTTGTATAGGAATTCTGGAATATAGCTCTTAAATATCCCATGGTCCTGATTCGGAGGACTATAAATATCTCCGATTGACTCGTTGGCAGTCGTCTCCGCCTTTGCAAACCAGCTTTTCAGTCCCATTTTATTTTATTTTATGCCTATCAAAAATTTTACCAGCAAAACCAAAACAGCAAAAGTAAAACCAAAGGAAGCATAAATCATTTTCCTGTTTGCCCTTATCTTTCCCTTTCCTTTGCTGAGTATTCCCTTTACTTCCAGTATTCCGACTTCCAGGTTTCCTATCTTGTCCATAATGTCACGATTAGTATATTTTACTGTAAAATTGCTCATTTTGTCATCGCCTTGTATTTCTTATCGCTTATAACAAGTGTAGCCCAAGTCCCGTCTTTTTTTTGAACCCTCATAGCATGTGCACCAGTTATCTCAAAATCAATATCAGAACCTTGACTGTATCTATCCACCTTGACAGGGTTTGTTATCACCTGCTTGAAATCATAATTGTCTTTTATTTTTGATTCAATGGAAACTTCTTTTATCTGTGCAGCAACAACACCTACTAATATAATGATTAGTAGAAGTAATAGCTTTTTCATTGTGCGATGCATCCATGTTTACTACATATTTCATCTGGAGCAGAAGACCTACCATATACTGGTACGTCTATATCCATGTCATTAGTTACAAGCATCCATCCAGTCCTACATATATAATTTGGTCCATCATCATCTATACACTTACCTAATTCGTGCACATACTTACTAAAGCTGTCACACTCCTTTATTCCAATCTCTGGTCTTGACTCGCATGTGTATTTCGGCTCATCAAAGAATCCTGGAATTACCATTGATGCTACTATAAGACCAGCTGCTATCAAAGCACTCACTCCTATTGTTTTATTGTCCATCTTATTCCCTCAGTTTCTTTATTCCCCATACGATTGCTGCAAACCCTACTCCATAGTTGAATACAAGTCCACCAATCCATGTCAATACATTAGTCCATATTATCATTTTTACCTCCTAGCACGCTCCTGATGTTGCTGTAAGTGTTTGTCCCACCATTTGAATACAAAACGGCTCATTTGAAGCGTTGTATAAGGTCATTCCATGAGTTGCCCCTGAAATTGTCACGTTCCTGTTTATTGTTATTCCTGCTGTTGTGTCGTTCAACCTCATTATCTCAACACCGCCAGCTATTAAAGATAAAGCGTCTAAACCTGCCGAGCCAATGCCTGTGTTTGTATCGCCTTGGTCAGGGAAAAAGTTCGGAACTGTGGCGGTTGAGTCAACATTTTTCAATGTTGGGCTACCACCAAGTGCACCTTCAAAATCATTACTGGTAAAAATCCATTTATTAACACCACCAATAGTAACTATTAAAGTATCATCACTACTCTCATAAATTCCACTATCACCATCGCCGAACGCCAAAGTCGGATTTGCTGCTGAATTATAGCTTCCGTTGAGCACGACCTGACCGTTTGTTTCGAGGCGGAGCTGTCTGGTATTGCCTTCGGTGTAAATTGCCAAAGGTCTAAGCGTTCCAGTGCCGTCAGCTTCCGTCCATACTTCATATTGGGAAGTTGCAGCATTCCAACTCATTACTAATTCTTCTCTATTAACTATGTTTGTAGGTGAACCTTTTCCCCATACACGAAAAGAGAGGTCATCAGTTCCATCACCATCTTTAGAGAATAAATCAAATATTGAAGCTGTCGCACTCGTTTGTCCTTGTAAAGACAAACTTGCGCTTCTATCTGTAATCAAATAATCCTGACTTCCCCCGCTCAGCATTAAGTCCTTTGTGATGTTGACCTCTGTCGATGTTGCGATAAGCGAATTGTTGAGGTTCACGAATCCAACGAAAACAGT